GAAGATAGGACCCGCTCCTGCCTATTTCTCTCCCCAACTCTCCGGCGATCGTCCGGGAGTGGCTGCCGATCGTTCCGGTTCCTCCGTCGATCGAGTCTGAACCTGCCGGGAACGCGGTTGGAAGCTATGGGCGGGAGTTCGTTTCGTGGTGTGAGCGCACTCTGGGTGAGTCGCCGCGGCCGTGGCAGGCGTACGTCGCCTCCAGGCTGCTTGAGCATGATGCGGATGGGCAGCTCGTACACCGGAGGGTGGGGATCTCGGTGCCCCGGCAGGTCGGCAAGAGCGTCCTGCTGCGGATGTTGGCTGCGTGGCGGATGCATAGCGCGGATCTGTTTGGTGAGCCGCAGACGGTGTTGCATGTGGCGCATGCGTTGAACACGACGGAGGAGGTGTTCTTGCCGGCGTTGCAGTGGGCGAAGGGTCGAGGTTTGGAGGTGCGGGAGGCGAATGGTCAGATGCGGATCGCGGTGGGTGGGTCTCGTTGGTTGCCGCGTTCGACGCAGACGGGGTACGGGTTCACGTTGAGTTTGGCTCTGGTGGATGAGGCGTGGGCGGTTGCGGAGCGGCGGGTGAACTCCGGCTACGCACCCACACTGTCGGAGCGGCGTAGCGGCCAGGTGGTGATGTTCAGCTCGGCGAATCAGGAGGCGACGCCGTTGTTTCCGCGGTTTCGGGAGGCGGCGTTGGAGCGTCCTGGGTGGCTTCTCCTGGAGTGGTCGGCGCCGGAGGGTGCGTCGTCGGGGGATCGGGGGGTGTGGCAGTCGGCGACTCCGTTGGCGATCGACTCAGTGCGGGCGGAGTTGATGGCGGATGAGTTGGCGGCGTCCGAGGCGACGTTCCGGTTTGAGCGGTTGAATGCGTGGCCGGCGTCGGCTGGCTTGTCGTGGGGTGAGCAGGTTGCCTCCCGGTTGCCGGCGCCGAGTGTGCCCGTGTGGGGTGGCCAGCTGGTGGGCGGTTTGGAGTCCGTGCCGGACGGCAGCGGGTGGGGGGCGGCAGTGTCGGACGGGCGGCATGTGGAGTGTGTGCAGGTGGGCAGGTTGGGGGAGGCGTTGTCGTGGCTGGTGGCTCACGCTCCGGGGCGTGTGTTGGCTCATGAGTCGGTGGCGAAGCAGATCGAGGATTGGGGCGAGCTGCTGGTGGTGAAGGTGTCGGCGTCGGACACGCGGGCGGCGACCGCGGTCCTGCGGGATGCGGCATCGACTCTGTCGTGGTCTGGTGTTCTGTCGGAGCAGCTGCCGCATGTGCGGGTGTCGTCGGGTGGTGGCGTGGAGCAGATCGACGGTGCCCGGAGTTCGGGGCCGGTGTCTGCGGTGAAGGCGGCGGCGTGGTGCTTGTGGTCAGCGCGTACTGCCCCGGTCGAATTGGCCGCGATCTGGTGATTGGGCGCTACTCTTGCGCCAGAATGCCGCCCGCGGTAGTGGCGGTGAGGGTCTTTCCGCCGGCCGGGGCGCACACCTTGAGGGGTTGTGTCTGTGGCTGCGAGTCGGGCCCTGCAGCGGCGGGGTGTGTGGCAGCGGACGAACAACGGGCCGCAGGGCGGGTTCAAGGGCAACACCCCGGATGGTTGGGTGGATACGAACGGCCCGGTCTGGTTTTACGGTTCCGACTCGGCGCATGGTTGGTTGAATCCGATTGATCGGGGCCAGTTCGCCGGCATCAGCTCGGTGACCAGGGCCATGAGCCTGATCGTGAACCGGATCTCTTCGACGCCGTGGGATGCGCCGGATGATCCGCGTTGGTTGCGGGATCCGATGCTGTTGCGGGACCCGGGCTTGGTGTCGGCTGTGCCGCACACGGAGCGGATGCCCGCGTCGGTGTTTTGGGCGGCGTGGATCAGGTCCGCTTTGCTGTGGGGGATGGGTTGGATCGACTACGTGCCGGACGCTGGCGGTCAGCCGTTGGCTGGCACGATGCGTGTCCGCCATCCCGCGTCGGTGTGTTGGGATGCGCAATCATCAACGTTCTATCTGGACACGGGTTCGGGGCAGCGCCGCTACGTGAACGACGCCGGCCAAATCGAAGGCTCGCAGTATCACCTGTTGGCTTTGCGTAACCCGATCCTGCCGCCGCACCCCGATAGTTGGGTGACACCGGGGACGTTGGCGTATCACGCGGCGGAGCTGGGTTTGATCGATTCGGCCAACGCGTACGCGAACAGCACGTACGCCGGGGCTGGTATCCCGTCCGGATATTTGAAGGTCACGCAGGGCACGTTGACGCAGGACGCCGCCGACACGCTGCGCTCCTCCTGGAACGCGGCGCACGGCGGCCCCGGTAGGGCGACGGCGATCCTGTCGCCGAGCGTGGATTACACCCCGATCGCCGTGTCTCCGGTGGATGCGGCGTTGGTGGAGATGAAACGCCTGAGTCTGCTGGATGTGGCGAATGCGTTCGGGGTGCCCGGCTACATGCTCGGCGCGGAAGGCCCCTCCATGACGTACTCCAATGTGGAGATGGAGGCGGCGAACTTGTACGAGTTCACGTTGAAGCCGTGGGCTGTGTCGGTGGAGGAAACCCTGTCGGCGCTGTTGCCCGGCACCCAAACCGTGAACATTCGTGTGGAAGGAGGAACCGTCAGTGGAACCGTCCCAGCAACTACTGCAGGAGATTTCCAGCCTGTCGCCGACGTGCCGGAGGGGTGAAGGGTTCGCCGACAAGATCGACGTCTCCGACGACACCATCAAGGGCCGCGCCGTCCCGTACGGGGTGACTGTGGATCTGGCGCCCGGGCTGCGTGAGGAGTTCCGCCCTGGGGCGTTCACCCGGCAGGCGAAGGATCCCAGCCGGGCGAAGATCTGCTACCAGCACGGCAACGTAATCGGCCGGATCGTGGAGTTGGACGAGCGTGAGGATGGCCTGTATTTCGTTGCGCAGCTGTCGAAGTCGCAGCACAACCCGGAGGCGCTACGTGCCCGCGACGACATCGCCGAAGGGTTGATGGATGAGCTGTCGGTGGGGTTCAACACTGTTCGGGACGGGACGAGCGTCACCCGCGAGGAAGACGGGTCCACCCTGGCTGTGCATCACCGGGCGAAGCTGATGGAGATCAGCCTGGTGCCGTGGGGGGTGTACGCCCGCGGGGCTGTTCTGCAGCGCTCGCAGCTGGTCGACCATCAGGCGGAGATCCTGGAGACACGGCGGGCGGAGGCTCGCGCATGGGCGGCCGCGTGGGCTACCGTGCGGTGAACGTCCCAACCGGGACCCGCTAACCCGTCCCCACCCGCTCTAGGGTGCCCGCGGAAGTGGCAGGTCAGAGATACCCGGCGTCGGCGAACCCAAATATCCACTTGGGCGACGACGCATGGAGGTGTCCTGATGCCCAGCCGTACCGATGAACTTCTTCTTGAGCGGGCCGAGCTTGCCGAGAACATCACCAACATCGCCGAGTCCGACGACTTCGACCCCACGTCGGATGATTGGACGCGGGCGCAGGCCAGGGCGGAGCAGCTCGACCGGCAGCTCGACGGCATCAGCAAGGCCCGCGAGCGTTCCGCCGACTTTGATCGGATCCGCACCACGTTCGGCGCATCCCCGCTGACCCCCGACGTTGATCCGACCGCCGACATTGGTGACGCGCTGGTCCGTTCGCAGGCGTTCAAGAACTATGTGCGTGGTGGGGCGACCGGCTCGCATCGGCTGATGGACATTCCGTTCAACCTGCGGGCGCTGCTGACGACGGCGTCGTTCGCGTCCGTCAAGGACCGCATCGTCGCCGCCGAGCCGCGCCGGCAGAACCCGCTCCTCAACGCGCTGAACCGGCAGCAGGTATCCAGCAACTCGGTGGAGGTTGTCACATACCCGGCCGCCGCGCCCCTCGCGGGTGTGGTCGCGGAGGGGACGCTGAAGCCTGAAGCGGCGATGACGATCGCCATTTCCACGGTCACCCTGGAAACCCTCGCGCATTGGAAGGAAGCGACCCGGCAGCTGCTGGAGGATGAGGCCCGCATGCGGGACTTCATCTCCAGCAATCTGATCCGCGGCGTCACCGACAAGGCTGAGGCGCAGGCCGCCGCCGTCATCACCGGTGGCACCTACACGGCCGCCGCCGGCGCGACGATGGCCGAAGCAGTGCGGGTTGGTATAGCGAATGTGCAGGCCGCCGGCTACAACCCGAACGGCATCCTCATCAACCCGATCGACGCGGCGAAGCTCGACATCAACGTGTGGACCGTCAGCACCGGCGCACCGTCGCTGACAGGTTCGATCTGGGGTGTCCCGCTGATCCCCGTCGGGGCGGTCGCCGCCGGCTCCGCGTATGTGGGCGATTTTGATGCCGCCGTCGACTTCCTGTACCGGTCCGGTGTCCAGCTGTATGTCACCGACTCGGACGTCAACGCGGTCGACTTCAGCTCGAATTTCAAGAAGAACATCATCACGTTCCTCGCGGAGATGCGGGCGAAGGCCGTCGTCACACGTCCGGAGGCCATCAGCAAGGCCACACCCTCCGGCGGTCTCGTGGAGGACGCCGGATCGCAGTCCATTGAGCAGCGTGATGCCTTGGGCGGATGGGACCGTCACCGTTGACGATGTCGCCGACCATGTCGGCGCACCGGTTGATGCGCGCATGCAGGCCGCTGTCGATGTGGCTTCGGCGTATGCGATCCGCAGGCGTTCCAACACCGACGGGCTGGTGTTGTTCACCGACCCGACGACGTGGGACGGCACGGTCCGCTATGCGGGGCTGTTGTGGCGGTCGAAGGCCGCCACGGCCGGCTTCGCCTCGTACAGCCCGGTTGATCCGACGGACTACACCGAGTACGCGCGAGCGTTGGATCACATCGGACTGGATCCCGTGGTGGCCTGATGAACGTCCTCACTGCCGAGTGGCTGGCGTTGGCGAACCGCATCACCGGGGCTGGGGTTCCGGCGACGGTCGACCCAGGCCAGCTACTCGCCCACCTGTCGGGGCATCCGGCCGCGGTCCTCCTCCTGCCTCCCGATCCGGAGGGCCGCGGCCTTTCCAACCATCAGATGACTGTGCCCGTCGTACTGGCCACATCCGGCCCGGACGATCACACCGCGGTGGAACGGCTACACGACGCGCTGCTGATTGTGTTGCCGGTGGCAGGTCATCTCGCCGAGCAGATCATTCGCGACCCGTACGACACCGGAGACACAAGTCTCCCGGCGCAGCGTTGGACCACCCCGCTCCGCGTCAAACTCTGAAAGGGGCCTGTGATGGCTTACACGATGTTCGGGGAAGGCACCGTCACGGTGGGGGCGACCCCACTCGACTTCAGTTGCGAGGTGCGCGGCGGTCGCGTAACCCACACATACAACGATGTGGGCGAGGAGCGCACCATGCTGTGCGGCACCGTCCGTCCGTCATCGAAGACGCGCACCGATGGGTTGTCGTTCGACCTGGAGAACGACCTAACCTCGGCCGGCTTGTACGCGTACCTGATCACCAACGATCTGACCGAACAGCCGTTCGTGTTCACCCCGAACGACGCGGATGCAGCATCCTGGGCCGGGACGGTGCAGGTCACCCTGCCGGAGGAGATCGGCGCCGACGAGTTCGGGTCGCCGATCGCCAGCTCGGTTTCGTGGGCTGGGGTTGGGGCGTTCACGTTCACCGCGGCCACCGTCGTCGCCGCCTAGCTGATGGCTTCGGGTCGTGTTGAGGTAACCGGGCTAGCGCCGCTAGTCCGGGAACTCCGCGGCCCCATGTTCAAAGACGTGAACCGGGAACTGCGGCAGGTGGCGAAGCTGATCGCCGCCGATCTGGTGCCCGCGGTGTCCGATGCTGTGGCGAAGTCCCGCGCACCCCAAGCGGCCGCCATGTCGGCCACAGTGCGAGCACATTCCGATCGGGTGCCCGTCGTTGTCGTCGGCAAGACCAACCCGAAGTTTTCGGCCAAGTTCCGCGGCGGGAACACGAAACGCCGCCGCGGCGCGCTCGCGCACGGTGTCGTCTACGGGCCGGCCGGCGGGAAACGGGACACGGCGGTGGATGAGAACTATTACAAGATCGGGCGGGACACATCCGGCGGGCCACTCGGGCAGGCGGTCACCGGCGGTCGGGTGTTCGACCTGGCGTGTGAGGCGTATTTGAAGCAGTTCCTGGCGATCATGCGGCACCACGGCTTCGCCCCCCACGGCACCGGCATGGCCTGGACGGGGCGTTCCTGATGGCTATCGGTGGGGTGGTCATCAACTTCGCAGCCAAAACGGCGGACGCCGTCCGCGACGTCGCGAAGCTCGACAAGACGCTCGGCAGACTGCAGAAGGGCGCCGAGAAGTCTGGGTCGAAAATCGGAAAGTTCGCCGGGAGCCTGTCGAACAGTCTGCCGGTGGTGGGTGCGGTCGCCGGCGCGGCAGTCGGGTTGGGGATCGCGTTCGTCGAAGCGGGGAAGGCCGCGCTGGAGGACAAGCAGCAGGCAGACAAACTCGCCCACACGTTGAAGACGATCCCCGGCGTCACCCAAGCGGCGATCGACAAGAACGAGGAGTGGATCTCCAGCATGGAGCTGGCGACCCTCGTGTCGGACACCGAGCTGCGGGCGGCGATCTCCAAACTGACGCTGGCCACCGGGGATCTGGGGGAGGCGCAAAAGTTGGCCGCCCTCGCCACGGATGTGGCCGCAGGATCGGGCAAGTCGTATTCCGCTGTGGTCACCGCGTTGGCGAAGGCTGTTGACGGGAACACCGCATCCCTGGGGCGCATGTTCCCGTGGCTGGACAAGAACAAGGACGGCACCCTCACGCTGAAGGAGGCCACCGAAGGGCTCGGGAAGGCGTTCACCGGGGCGTCGGAGGCTGCGGCGAGGAACGACCCGTGGAAACGGATCGCGGTCATTTTCGACCAGTTGAAAGAGGCTGTCGGGGGGGCGCTGCTGCCGGTGTTGCAGAAGTTGGGGGACTGGTTCGCGTCGGCGAAGAACCGGGCCGCGGTCACGAAGTTCATCAACAAGGTCGCCGAGTTGGCCGACTCCGTCGGCAGGGATCTGGTGGTGCAGCTGCAGAAGCTGGCCGCATGGTTGCAGGACCCGGCGAACCAGCAGATGCTGATGGACTGGGCGCAGGGCATGGGCGACCTGGCGAACGCGATCGGTGGTGTGATCGACAAGGTCATCAGCTTGAAGTCGTGGATCGACAAGCTGCCGTCGAACTGGGTGCTGCGGAAGATCGGACTACTGCCGGACACGTCCGCTGCGGCCGCTGCACCGGCGGGGTTGTCGGTGGTTCCGTCGGCAGCCCCTGTGACGGTGAACGTGTTCGCCAGCGGCCCGGATATCCCCAACAGTCCCCGCGCTGTCCGTGCCCTGTTGGATTCCCACGATCTGCGGATGGGCCGTAAGCCTGGGACGCCGAGGGCAGTGGCGTGGTAACCGAGGTGACGGAGGTCAAGATCGCCACAGTGGTGGCCGACCCGTGCCGCATCGCCCTGCCCATGAGCATCACGCATGGCCGCTCGGAGATCGGTGTCCAAGCAGATCCGCCGACCGCGTCAATTCTGTGGGATGGCCCCGACTGCCCGTGGCAGATCGGCGACAGTGTGGAGATCTGGTCCGGCGCCGACTACACGCCCGCCGTGTATGACGACCCTGTGGTGACTTACGACGACCCGACAGCCCTGTATGACGGTGGGGTGGTTGGTGGGATGGTGCGCCGCTTCCTGGGGATGGTCGCCGGGATCACAGCGCAAGCACGTTTGGGGGTGGTGACCGGGTGGGAGTTGGAATGCGTGGGCACGATCGTGAAAACGTCGAACCTGCGGCGGAAGATCACCCGACCGGCGGAGTCGGATGTGGCACGTGTTTTGGGGATCGCCGGAACGTTGGGGCCGTTCATGGATGTGTTGGGCGATCCGACTGTCACGTTCGCCGCCGGCGACCTGGA